AATTAAACGTGGTTGACGGGGTTACTCCGTCGCTTTGTAGTCCAGTATCTCCATATGGAAGTAGATATAGCGTTACGCTGTTGAACACGCTGGCTACTGCAATTGCTTTAGAAACACCACTTACTTGAACAGCAAGGGACGCGTAGTCAGTCAACGATACTGCTCGGTTAAGTGCTCGAATACTCTTTGGTGCGTTAATGCGGATTGAGTCAGTGCTTTCAGCGTCAGCTCCACCGCTCGCAGCTCCGTCACCAACAACAGATATGTCTTGGTTGTTAACGCTAAGTCCAGCTGGAATGCTTCCTGAAGGGAATTTAATAATGTTCTTAATTGTGTTAGAGGCTACGTTTCCAACAACTCCGCCGCCTACACGGTAAGTAACATAAATTTGAGATGAGATAGGGGGAATACGTCCGCTAACTCCGTCTCCAAAGGTAACGTAGCTAATGCCCTCAGCATCGGTGTAAATAGTAAACACTGGGTCGTAGGAGTTGTAGTCAATCAAGTATTCAACGCGGTTATACGTAACAGTTCCAATTAATACGCTAGCGCTATCGTTAATGACAGAGGTCTGCGATAACTGGTATGCCTGGCTTGGTGTTCCGTCAGAGTTTCCAACCAGCTCATTTGATACAGTCGTTCCTTGTGTAGCCTGTACGGTTACAGAACCGTTAACGGCTCCAGATTTTGCTGGAACAGTTACAGCAGAGTTTGTCTCAAATATAACCTGAATAGTGCTTCCATTAGAGATGGTTGTTGTTGCCACCTGCGTCAGAGCTGGCACTGTAATTGGGCTAGCAGTTGAGTTCTGGAAAGTTAGTGTTACTGCGGCAGCCGTAGCTTGAGTAGCATTGTAGCCAAGAAGCTTTGCTAGTTGAAGAACGCTATCGCGCTGGCTAGCTGTGGTAATAAAGGACTCATTAGCAGAACGGTCAATGTAGTAGTTAAGAATGTCACCCATGTAGGAAAACAATTCAATTAACGCAATGCCAAAGTCTGCTGGGTCACGGCTTAGCCATGTCGGGGCAAAGTTAGGAATGAGGTCAATCATGTCCTGACGAATAGCAGAATAGTCTCTCGACGTGTAGTCTATTTGTGGAACGTAATTAGCCATTTGATACCTCCGCTATTGTGTCACCTGTTCTGGTAAATGTGCCTGTTTTTACAACTAAGCTTTCTGTAGTAGTTGCCACTCCATACCTATAAATAATATTTAAGTTTAGGTAGCCTTCTGTAGGGTCAGTGCTTCCCACTACGTCATCCAAAGTAAGGCTAGGAAGCCACTTAGCAAAGGCAGTAGATATTTGTTGTTTGATTAGTGACATAGCATCGCTATCTACTTCAAAGCTGCCAGCATTGGCTTGAGTACCAAAGTCTGGGCGCATTACTCTTTCACCCAGAGATGTCATTACAACTAAAAGGATTCGGTCTTGCCAAATCTTTTTATCGTCCTGGGTGTAGGAAACCCCACCAGAAGCGTCAAATGAGAAGGGCAGCGAGATAGCTGATTGAATCATATCTCTACTCCCATCCATACAGGAAAGTTAGGGTCCCCAGCAATAAACATAACCCATACTTTTTGTCCAACATTTGGAACAGTGCGGTGATACGTATGTTGAGGGGATGTCGTGTTGGTGTCTAAGGTATCAGTACTGTCTACGTGAGGGTGGTCTAAACTTCCGCTAGTTCCATTAATAGTGTGGGTGTGGGCAGGAGTGCCAGCGCTAGACGTGCTTAAAAGCGCCGCCACTTGCGCCGCCGTATGAGAGATATGGTCTGGGTGGTTTCCATTAGAGGTAACTGGCAGACAAGGCTTAGCCCAGTCTGTAATTTCAGTTCCCAGAATTTGGGGTACTTGAAGCTTAATTTTATTAAGGTTGTCTGGGTCCTCGTTATCTACGCAGACGCCTTCGTATATTCCATAAAATCTTTTATCTTCTGTCATTTACCTTTTACCGCCTGCTTGTATCTTTCTAACACAACAGGTGAAGTTGTGGAGACTTTAGTCGTAGCTACCTTTACGCTAGGAGCTTTGCTCTTCCACGTAGGGGGAAGGCTTTTTGCCGCAGTAACCTTAGGTCTGTTTTTAATAGCACCAAAGCTTCCAGGCTTAGCTGGGGTAACTCTAGGGTTAGGCTTTACTATTTTTGTTCCTGGCTTTTTATTAGTTTGTCGTACGTTTGGGACAATGTTTCTTTGCGGCTTATAGTCAGGTGCTTTGATTACCTGGTTGTCAGTCCAGCTAGTAGCGCTGCCCAATGAGTCAGTTCCAACGGTCAACACAGTGACATATTGTTGCATATTTCTTTGGGGGGTGGTTATTTGGTGCTCAGCAGAAAGGATGACCCAATATCCGCTGTACTCCCCACCAATGCCCTCTAGGTAAATTGGCATATCTGGGCGAAGGTTAGTTTCGCCTAGAACTTTAACCTCACCTCTATAAGGGAAGGTGTTTCTGTCCTCCGCAGCTTTTGCCTCAAACTGAGCTATCTCAGTAGTAGGGGCGACTACGTCAGTCGCGTATCGGTCAAAGAATTCTGTCTGTTGCTTTACTTTTGTCTTTTTATTTCTTAACTGTTGAGTGATAGACAGAGGTGATACCGATGTCTGGTCTACGCCAGAAATAGCAACAGCGGATTTAAACGCGTTTTCAAAGGGAATAGATTCTCCGATAAGCGGTTCAAAGGAGTAGATAGTAGAAAGTTGCTTGCTGCTATCTTCAGATTTAAGGGTAAATTTTGGTGCTTGAGAGCGCAGGTTTGTATAATCATAGAGCATAGGTTGAAAGTAAAGTTCAGTATTTTCTGTGCGTAAGCTGTAGCCGTTTTGCTTTGCTAGGCGAACCATGAACTCCCAGTCCGTGTGACCGGCTTGGGCCACCTGGGCGTATACTCTTTGGCTAGGTACGGCGTATACAGAGAACCCATGCTTTTCACCAATTTGTTGCACAATAGCGTCGGCTGTCATGTTTTTATAAACAGTTTGGTTAGCCTGCTTCATGCTAAATGAAGAGCTGATGCCGACGACTTCAACAAAGTTTTTTCCTGGCGAGCGTGTGGCTTTTATGTGGTGAACATAGCCATAAAAGTCTCTATTGGTTAACCCGCCGCCCATGTTAATGTGCAGAAGAGAACCCGCTGTGACAGCGTCATACGAAACGCCCCACTCTCTAAAGCGCATGACAACAACTTCATGCTCGTACCTGTTTTGGTAGAAAGTTGCTTCATGAACAGAGACAGGTCCAATAGAGGTCTCAGGAAAGTTAACGGTTAAGTACTTATACATTTGGTATTCTTAATAAAGTTCCTGGTTTAATATCTGTAAAGTCAAATACTTCTGGATTAAATTCAGGGATTACCCACCAGTACTCTGGGTTGTTGTAGTACTTATCTGCAATCTGGTCAAGGCGCTCGCCGCTTACATAGGTGTGGGTATAGTAAGTAATAGTTCCTATATCAGAAAATGTGTAGAAAACAATAGGTTCTTCTGGCGTGGTAGAGGTGGTTGATACATAGTCAATTACAGAGTATTCGTATCTAGAGCCTTTGTAAATAGTCATGTGTTTCTCCTTAGTACGGGTGCGTAGAAAAGCCAGTCATTGTAATGTTTACCTGAGATGTTAAAGGAATCATGTTCTCAGTAAATTTGCTGTGAGCAATAGATATGCTCTCAAACCAACCTGTGTAAGATAGGCTGTCCCCTGGAGGACCAAACTGAACGGCAATAATAGACGAGGTAAGGTACCCAGTGTCAGCAGTAACTTTACCTAATCCATTGGTCCATGCTTGGTAGGTGGTTTTACCTGTTTTAGGGTCTGTTATATAAACTCCACCACCATTAATGGCTTTGAATAAGTATTCAATGTCAGCCATAGTTCCAAACTTTAATAAATCTCTTATTTTAGTTTCTACAGTTATAGACTTTTTGTCTTCTGATGGATAAAAGGCGTTGTAGTATTTAGTTAAAGAGTTTACGTTTATATTTCCATTTGCGTCTACTAGGCCTCTAGCGCAAGCAAAATCATTTGTTCTATCAATTAAAATAGAGAATGTAATCTGCTCTTGTCCCTGAAAGTTACCAGTTAGCTGTCCCGAGCGGTCAGCCGCGCTTGGGGTAATATCAGCATTTCTGTTTACAGTTACGTTAATATCGGTAGGGTTCCACAGGAACTGAAAGCCGTATTGCCTGTCCAGTACAGACGCACCAGAACCAGGATTATATTGACCAACCTTAGCTGCTTCAATTAGACTTTTACCAGTTTTTTCGGCGTTAGTGGTGGTTGTTCCATCTGGATTAATAATGGTAGAGCTTTCTAAGCCTCCAAAAAACCAAATTCTAGAACGACGCAGACCATGATTGCTGCTCTTACTGCTACCGCCAACGACGTGGCGGCCCTGAACTGCGGGGTCACTAATAACAGGGCTGGGAAGAGTTGAAGAAGAGCTGTTTTTTCTTAAGTAGTCATAGTCAAGAATAACTGGACGAACAGGAAGGCTCCAGTCATGAGGAGGAAGGTTAAATTTAAAACCAACATCAGGGTTAGAGTAAGTTTTCGCGGCCGCCATTAAAGCTTTAGCTTCAGCAGTAGCAAGCTTTACGTTAGCAGTTAACTTTGAAGCAGCAATTGCAGCAGCTTTTTCTTTTTCTCTTTTTTGAGTTGCTGATATGCCTTGCGCGGCTGAACCACCCATTAGCTCTTTCCAATCGTCAAGTTAGGGTCTGACAACGCTTTCTTAATTGCATTTGCGTTTGCCGTGGAGTCAGCAGAACCAGTCAAGTTAATAACAATGTTGTTATTTGTTGTGCTTCCGCTGCTCTTTCCAGCAACAGCGCCCTTAGTAGCAAAAGCGCCAGCTTGATTTAGCCAGTCTGTTGTAGAACTTCCACCCGCCGCGCCTCCACCGCTAGAGGTAGACATACCACCGCTGTAGTGTCCAGCATCCCACGAGGAAGCTTGTAGAGCAGATAAGAAATCAGACTGAGATGCGGTGCCCGTTTTTAACATATTAATAATATTTGTATAGCCTCGTGCACCAGCGTTTTGGCCAGTAAGAGTTGCTATTGTTGCTTGCAGCCCTTGGCCCCAGTTCTTATACGCTTGAACTCCGCTACCAGCTTTACCCGTGCTGTAGTTGGTTGAGCCGCTCATTTGATAAGAAGTATTTAGAGGATTAAATGAAGCGGTGTTATGCCAGTTTCCACCCTCCATGCCTTCCCACATAGTTACGTCAGATACATTTTGAGCAGTAGCTTTTACACCTAAACCAGCAAGTAATTGCTTAGCAAATCCTTCTGCCGTTACATCTCCACCACCAGCGCGACCGATAACGTGGTTAGGGATGATAGTTCCATTTGTTTCAGGGACAAATAGTTCTGGTCCCTTTTCACCAACGATGTATGGCACTTTGTCATTAACTGGTCCGCCAGTAGCGCGGCCGCCAATAAGACCGCCAAGTAGCGCGCCAAGAACCGTTCCTATTCCAGGAACCATGCTTCCAATTGCAGCGCCCAGACCAGCCCCGCCAGCCATGCCCACAGCTTTTCCTACCATGCCGTTTCCAATGCCGCCTATGCCTTGCATAGAGGTGCTAAGGGCTGT